GTGTGTCTTTTGTTGTATCTAATGTCCAACCAGTAGTAGACACGATAGCTTCAGTAGTTCCAGATCCGTTTTTAAATTTTACAGATCCTTCTTCTCCACGAAAAAATGCCATTATTCTAAGAAAAAAGAGTATTTATAAATAGTTTAACTTGTAGTTGACTTTTTTACAGTACCTTTCTTGTTATTTAGCATATATTGTTCACATCTGTTATCCCAAAGTGCAGGATTACGTTTACCTTTTACTTTCTCGATAATATCGAGCATTGCATCAGTAATTTCAGTCATTTTTTCTTTTTAGTAGTTTTTTTACGCCTATGTTGATAGGTTATCTTCTTTTTACCAGTTTTTTCACGTTTAAACCTAGCTTTTTCACTAGCTGTCATTTCTCCAGTAGTCTTAGGTGTCTTACTTGATACACGTTTACTAGGTCTACAAGCAGGATAACCTCGTTTTTCACCTTTTGATCGGCCACAAGGTTTACCTGTTTTTACATCAACCCATTTTTCTTTAAACCAACGGGTCAGACCACCACTACTTCTTGCCACGTTTTTTAGTTCCCGTGCGATAAGTACCACCACGCTT